TTTTAAAGATATGTCTATACAATATTCTTGGGCTAATTACTCAGAGGGGGACATCATTAATTGGCACAACCACCCGACAGCTAAAAAATCAGTTGTTTATTTTTTAAAAAATTATGATAATCTAGGAACTATATTTAGAAATGAGAAATACAGCTATGACAAAATTACATCTACAAAATGTCCAGAAAATTCATTACTTATATTTGATGCAAGTAAAACACATTCACAACCTTACTCCCCTAAAAAAATTAAAAGGTATTCAATAGCAATAGATTTAATATGAATTTAAAAAATCTATATTGGTATTTTCAAAGTGTTTTAGATAATGATTTTTGTGATCAAGTAATTAAACATGCTAATACACAAAAAGATACAATAGCTGTTACAGGTAAATTTGGAAAAAAGAAAAGATTATCTAAAAACGATAAAAATAATTTAAGAAAACAAAGAGATTCAAATGTTGTTTGGTTAAATGATAGATGGATTTATGATAGAATTGTACCTTATATAAACATGGCAAACAAAAATGCTGATTGGAATTTTCAAACTGATTGGTGTGAATCTATTCAATTTACAAAATATAAATTAAACCAGTTTTACGATTGGCATTGTGATCCATCAGATACACCTTATCAAAATCAAAACGAAAACTTTAATGGTAAAATTAGAAAGCTTTCAGCAACTGTTCAATTATCAGATCCTAAAGATTACAAAGGCGGTGATTTTGAACTGCAACCAAGAACAACAGATAAAGCTAATCATAAAAAAGTTATTAAAGAAATAAAACCCAGAGGAAGCATATTAGTTTTTCCTTCTCATTTATGGCACAGAGTTAAACCAGTAACGAAAGGGATAAGATATTCTTTAGTAATATGGAACTTAGGATATCCTTTTAAATAATATGTCAAAAACAGATAATCTCAAAACTTCACATTATTTTCACACGCCAGTTTATGATGTAGAAATACCGGAATGGATTAATAGTGTAAATAAAGTTTGTAATAAATATATTAAACAAGCACAAAAAAGAAATCAACCGGTAGTAAAAGAAAGAGAAAAAAGATATAAGAAAAAAATAGGAGATTTAAACATGTCTCATCATTCTAGTTCAATGGTTAATGATCCTTTACTAAAAGAATTTCAAAGTTATATAGGGGCAACTTCACATAATATTTTAGAAAATATGGGATATGATTTATCAAACTATGATTTGTTTTGGACTGAATTATGGGTACAAGAATTTTCTAAACAAAGTGGTGGCCATCATATAAGTCACATTCACTATGATAACCATATATCAGGTTTTTATTTTTTAAAGTGTAGTGATAAAACTTCAGTACCTTATTTTAACGACCCAAGAATTGCAAAAACTATGAATGATTTACCTGTTAAATCTTCTAAAGAAGTGTCAGTAGCAACACCACTTATACATTATAAACCTAAACCAGGAACTATGATATTTTTTCCTGCATACATTAATCATGGTTTTACTGTGGATGATGGGGTAGATGATTTTAGGTTTATACATTTTAATTTACAAGCTGTTAGAAAAATAATTACTAACACAGCAAGAGAAATGAAATGAATTGGAAAAAAGATAAATTTACTGTAATTAAAAATGCTATCAATGAAGAGATGGCTGATTTTTTAAAAAACTATATTCTTTTAAAAAGAAGAGTTGCAAGAACTTTTTTAGATACAAATCATATACCACCTTTTACTCAAGACTGGGGAAATTGGGATGATCCACAGGTTCCAGGAACATATGCTTACTACGGCGATGTGGCTATGGAAACAATGTTACAAAAATTAAAACCTAAAATGGAACTAACAACAAATTTAAAATTGTTTGAAAATTATGCCTACACTAGAATATATAAATTTAAAGATGAATTAAGAAGACACAAAGACAGATTTAGTTGTGAGATATCTACCACCCTTAATTTAGGTGGAGATATAGAGTGGCCTATTTTTATTAATCCTAAACCAGAAGAAGGAACTTACAACAAAACAACAGGGGTTTACACACCTTCTAATTCAAAAGGAATTGAAGTTAATTTAGAACCAGGAGATATGTTAGTTTATAGAGGAGATTTATTAGAGCATTGGCGAGATCCTTTTATGGGTCAATATTGTGCTCAAGTATTTTTACATTATAATAATAAAGCAACAAAAGGTTCTGAAGAAAATGCTTTAGATAGAAGACCCCACTTAGGTTTACCAAACACGTATAGAAGAGCGGAGAAAAAAATTCCACAATGCATGTCAACTTCAAAATAATAACAATAGACAATTTTTATCCTTTTTCTAAGGGTCAACAAAAACGATTAAGAACTTCTGTAATCAATCAAATTAAAAGAGCTAATTGGGACAACAATTATCCATTAAAAAAAAGTAAATTTACTACTAGTCTTTACGATAAATTTGTAGACACAGCTAAAAATAAACTAGGTAGTTTTAAATTAAAAGATTTAAACAAAAAAACATGTTGGGCTGTAGCTTCAAACGAAGATTTTATACCTTCAGTTAATTGGCATAGCCATATATATACTTCAAGAATTAACGCTGTATATTATTTACATATACCTGAAAAAATGCAGGGTGGTGAAATACAGTTTAAAAATAGACTAGGTCAAATATTAACTCACAAACCTAAAACTAATCAGCTATTAATTTTTCCTGGTTGGATGTGGCATAACCCTATAAATGTAGAATCTGAAGAACTAAGAATATCTATAAACATGGAAATCATATGTGATAAGACTATGGAAGAGCTTTTTTAATCTGTTGAAATAGCCCACAATCTGATATACTACCTAATAAACAGGTTTTTTATATGCTACAAAAATTAGGATTTGCACCAGGATTCAATAAACAAGTCACAGAAACAGGGGCCGAGGGCCAATGGTTTGATGGTGATAATGTACGTTTTAGATATGGTACTCCGGAAAAAATAGGAGGTTGGTCTCAATTGGGTAACGATAAATTAACCGGAGCTGGAAGAGCTATCCACCATTGGGATGATAACTCAGGGATTAAATACGCTGCGGTAGGTACAAATAAAATTTTATATGTTTACTCTGGGGGAACTTACTATGATATCCACCCTATAAGAACAACTTTGACAGGGTGTAATTTTACTAGTACATCAAGTTCACCAACAGTAACTATTACAGCCAGTGGTGCTCATGGTTTAATAGATGGTGATATTGTCTTGTTTGATAGTGTAACAGGTTTGACAGGGTCTACTTTTACTAATGCTTCTTTTGAAGACATAAAATTTGAAGTTACTTCGGCTCTAACTTTTGATACTTTTACAATTACAATGGCAACTAATGAATCCGGAACACCTTTAAGTAGTTCTGGATCAGCTTCAGCTCTTTGTTACTATGCTGTTGGACCTTCACAGCAATTAGGTGGATACGGATGGGGTACAGCAAATTTTGGTGGGACTGCATCAGGTATTGCAACCACTACTTTGTCAACTGCTTTAACAGATACAACTACTACAACAATTGTTTTAGGTTCTTCAGTTGCGTTTCCTGCTTCTGGAGAAATTAGAATAGGTACAGAGGACATTAGTTATACAAATAATAACACGGGAACAGGGACCTTAAGTGGTGGAGCCAGGGGTGTAAATGGTACCACTAAAACTACACATACCGCTGGGGTTACTGTATCTAATATTTCAGACTATGTTGCTTGGGGCGATGCCTCATCTGCTGACTTTACCATAGATCCTGGATTATGGGTTTTAGATAACTACGGTACAAAATTAATAGCACTTATCTATAATGGTAAATGTTTTGAATGGGACGCAGCTGGACCTAGTGCTACATCGGTTAGAGCAAATGTGTTAGCTAATGCGCCAACAGCATCACGTCATGTATTAGTATCAACTCCAGACAGACACTTAGTATTTTTTGGAACTGAATCTACTGTTGGAAATCCTACTACTCAAGATGATATGTTTATTAGATTTTCTTCTCAAGAAGATATTGATGGTACTGATGCTTATACAGTTAGAGCTGAGAATACAGCCGGCACACAAAGACTTGCTGATGGATCAAAAATTATGGGAGCTATTAAAGGTAGGGACGCAATTTATGTTTGGACCGATACTGCATTATTTTTGATGCAATTTGTAGGTCAACCTTTTACTTTCTCCTTTCAACAAGTAGGAACTAACTGTGGTCTATTTGGAAAAAATGCATGTAGAGAAGTAGATGGTGCTGCGTACTGGATGTCTGAGAATGGTTTCTTTACTTATGATGGTCAGTTGAGAACAATGCCTTGTTTGGTAGAGGACTATATATTTGACGACATAAACTCAACTCCTAGAGATTTAATTAATTCAGGTTTAAATAATTTATTTGGAGAAATTAGTTGGTTTTATTGTAGCAATGGTTCAGACGCTGTTGATAGAACAGTGACTTATAACTATTTAGATTCTACGCCTGAAAGACCTATCTGGACTACAGGCACTTTAGCTCGAGCTGCTTGGCAAGATTCAGCTGTATTTGACAGACCACACGCAACATATTATAACCCCAGTGATGATACTTCATTTGATGTAGTTGGAAACACAGACGGAAGTACGATATACTATAACCAGGAAACAGGGACCGATCAAGTAAATGCTGGTGGTGTTGTTACAGCTATCCAAGCAAATATTTTATCAGGTGATTTTGATATTACCCAAAAAAGAAGTAACACAGGTCAAACCGTTGGTACACCTGATCTTAGAGGAGACGGTGAATACATTATGAGAATAAGTAGATTTATACCAGATTTTATAAACCAAACAGGAGACACTCAAGTTAGTTTTACAACTAGAATGTATCCAAACAGTACACCAATCACCACAGATTTTTCAATTGATGCAACTACTACTTTTAAAAGCACTAGAGTTAGAGCAAGATCAGTTGCATTAAAAGTTTCTAATACAGGGACTAATGAAGACTGGAAGCTCGGTACTTTTAGATTAGACGTTGCACCAGGAGGAATGAGATAATGGCAATAGATAAAAAAATTAATTATAAAGATAAACGATTAACTAAAGCTCAACAAAAAAAAACTAAACCTGTTAATCAAGGAGGTGGTCCTAATTATTTAGGTAAACAAGAAACAGCAACTGTTCCTAAAAAATGGTTATCTTCACCAGATCATGTAGTAGCAGAACTAGCTTATATTACTCCAAGAGAACAAAAAATTTTATTAGATGCTAACATTTATGGATCATTAAAAGGTAAACCCAACAAGGGCCCCGGTGGTATTATGTCATTACAAGGTGACCTTGGTGGATATTCTGGAGGAACAGGGGGAACAAGTTCTGGAAAAGGATCGGGAGATACAGGTCAAGGAAAAGGTGGTAGATCTACAGAAGATTATAAAAATACGGATTATTACAAAATGATGACGGGCACTGGTACAACAGCTACATCATCAGGTGGAGATACATATAGATCTGGAAATTTATATGAAACTCCTGAAATGTCTTTTAATACAACTACAGGTAAAAATGAATACATCGGGGGAGGACAAAAATTTGTAAGTAACCCTTCTTTGTTAAGCCGTATATTTGGAGGAACAAATAAATATGGTTACAGAGACATTCAAAACACTAAACCTGGGTCTGGTATATTTGGAACAAATTATTTTGGGGACGAGGATATAACATATAACCCTGTAACGCAACAGTACGAACATTCAGGTTTAAAAACAGGTGATGTTAAACCATCAAGAGGTGGACAAATATTAGGTGGACTTGCAAGCATTGCTACAGGTATACCTTTTGTTGGTAGTGCTATTGGTAGTGCTATTGATAGATTTAAACCTAAAAGTTACATGGAAAAACAAACTCCAGAAGAAATTTCTAGAATGAAAGGTTTGCAAATGATTAATGGTGAATTAGTTGATACACGAATGTTAGATTTTGATCCTAATGCAAGAATACAAGATACAAGTTTTGAACAAGGAACAACACCAAATACCTACACTGAAGGATCTATTCCTTTTAATCCTGGTATGACTGTTGGTTATGGAACCGGTATAACACAGACAGAACCTTTTGGTAATCCTGAAAGATTTACCAATGATCTTGCTCCAGAATTTAGAGACATGGCTGTGAATATTGGAATTAATGATGCACAAAAAAGTTTAATAAACCAAGCCATTAATAATGCTAAACTTTCAGATACAAAAATACCTGCAGGAATTTATGATCAAGCTAAAGAATTAGATACAAAAGCTGAAAGCGGGTTTTTGGGAATAGGAAAAAAAGAAGCTGATCCAATGACTGAACAAGAGTATAAAAATTATTTAGTATCACAAGGCTACAACATTTAAAGTTATGGCAAAAATTGTACAATCATTAACTAGAGCATCAAAAGAATATGAACAAAGAACATTCCAATCACTAGTCAGGGATCTGGACTCAGTGATTACAAAATTAAACACTTCTTTTCAGGAAGAAGTAAAACAGGAGATAGAAGCTAAGAGCTTCTTCATGGAATAATGGCAGTAGTAAACCAATACAAATTTAAAGGTATAGATAACGACACAACAGGAAATGCTTTAGTTCCTTTGGGAGTAGGTAATCCTTCGGTTAATGAGACCATAATTATTAAATCGCTGCTTGTTACATCAGCTGGTACACCAAGTGTAACTGTAACAAACAATAGTATTACAGCTATTAAATCTGCAGCATTAACAGCTAATGTTACAACAGAATTATTAACACAACCGCTAATAGTGGAAGGTGGTACACCTTTTACAGTACAATCAAGTACCACAGATTCATTTGACATAGCTATAAGTTACTTAAACATCAAAAAAGAAAAGGTAGACTAATGGAAATAAAACAAGCAAAAGTAGAAACAACGTATAGACACATTGAGACCGGTGAACTTTTTAAAGAGAGAAAAGACTGGGAAGCCAAGGGTTTTAAGCAGGAAGAGATGGCACAGGACGTGAAAGTTATCATGCCGCCTCTTGATTTGTTCAGTAAAACAAAGTAAAACGAATAGACTAAGGATAAATTTATGGCAATTTCAAATATGCAACAACCGAGACAGATGTACGGATTAGGGAGCTTTGTAAAGAAAGCTTTCCGTAAAGTTAAAAAAGTTGCGAAGAGTCCATTAGGTAAAGCTGCTTTGATGGCTGCAGTGGGTTTTGGTATACCTGGTACAAGTCTAGGTGGTTTATTTGGAAGAGCAAGTTTTGGTGGGGCTGCAACAGGTATGTTAGGAAGTCAAGGTATTGGAGCAACTATGGCTAAATCTTTACCATCTTTATTTGCAAATCCTACAACAGGTCAAATGAAAATGGAAGGAATGACAAAAGGTTTCTTTCCAAATATGCTTAGTAAAATGTCTACAGGTCAAAAAATATATGCTGGTCTAGGTGCAACAGCAATTGCTTCTCCGTTTTTAGCAAAAGCATTTGGCAAAGGACCTGAAGAAGTGGTAGAGGAAGTAGATGAAGATTACATTACTCCTTACATGGCATATCAAATGTCAAGAAACCAAGATCCTTATATGAATTTTTTACCACCTGAAGCAAGTGCTCAGTCTGGTTATTACACTCCACAACTTGCAGCTAACGGTGGAAGAATAGGTTATGCGGGTGGTACGATAGTTGAAGACGAAGAAGACATAAATTTAAACAGACCATTTAATATGGGTACTATGATGTCAAGAAGAGGTTATGCTAATGGTGAGATGGTAGAAGAATCTATGACTGAAGAAGTACGATTACCTGATGAAGCAGAACAAATGTTACAAGTAGAGTATCAAAAATATGTAGAAGGTGGCGGACAGTTACCTTACCCAGAATTTAAAAAATTAGTATTACAACAAATGCAACAGGAAAGAGCAGCTCCTGATGAAACTATGATGTCTGAAACAGAAACTGTCGAAGCTGCACCGACTGCAATGATGGCTGGCGGTGGTTTAACAAGTGTTCCAGGTTACGGAACTCCTGCAGGTACAAATAAATTTGGTTACCCTAGCGGTGGTGTAAGAGTAGGTGCAGAAGAAGGTGGACTTATGAACCTTGGTGGTATGGAAAAAGATTATAGAGCTGAGGGTGGTTTTGTACCTATTGGTGCTAAAGAAAAAGCAGATGACGTACCGGCTAGATTAAGTGTAAATGAATTTGTATTTACTGCAGATGCTGTTAGAAATGCAGGTGGTGGAGATATAGACAAAGGTGCAGAAGTTATGGAAAATATGATGAACCATTTAGAAAATGGTGGACAAGTTTCAGAAGAGTCTCAAGGTGGAGAAGGGGCTCAAGCTATGTATGATCAACAACAAATGTTACAATCGAGGATGGGATAATGGCAACACCAGATTTTTTACAAGATTACGCAAAAGATTACGCAGCACAAGCTAAAGGTGCATACAGTGTACCGATAGATACAACACAATTTACTGGTAGAAAGTTTGTTGCTGGAGAAGATCCATTACAAACACAAGCTATTACAGAAGCTCAAGCAGGTCTAGGTTCATACAAACCTTATTTAACTGCAGCACAACAAGCACAGACTGATGCGTCAACTACATTAGGTGGACTGGGTGCTATGCAAACAGATGCTCAAGGTTTTCAAACAGCACAAGCAGGAGCAACAGGACCTAATGCTTACCAACAATTTATGTCGCCTTATCAACAACAAGTTATTGATGCAACATTGTCAGAGTTTGATAAATCAAGATTAGGTGGACAACAACAAATTAGAGATGCAGCAGTTGGTTCAGGAAATTTTGGTGGTGGTAGAGAAGGTGCTATGATGGGTCAGTATAATGCAGATTCATTGGCAGATAGATCAGCACTACAAGCTTCAATGTTAAACCAAGGATTTACTCAAGCGAATCAATTAGCACAACAAAATTTCGCTAACCAAGGACAATTATTTGGTAACCAAGGACAACTAATGCAAAATCAATTAGGTATTGCAAATGCTCAAGCAGGTCTAGGTCAAGCACAACTAGGTCTATCTAACTTTGAAAGATCAGGACTAGGTGCAGACGTTGGAGCACTTGGACAATTAGGATCTTTAAGACAAGGTTTAACACAAGGTCAATTAACAGCAGACCAACAAGCAGCACAAACTGCAGCTTACGAACCATATGGAAGACTATCACAATATGGTCAAGGTTTAACTGGTCTATCTGGTGGAGTTGCTTCACAACAGTATGCACCTCAACAAGAAGTAAGCCCTATGTCTCAAGCAGTTGGAACAGCTCTTGGAGTTGGTGGACTGTATGGTAAAATTTTCGGCTTCCCAGGAGATAAATAATGAAAATTTTAAATAGACCAATGTTCAGAATGGGTGGCCCTATAAAAGAAGGAATCATGAATGGTATTCAGGAACCTAAAAGAATAGGTTATGCTGTTAAAGGAACAGTTAGTGCAGCTGACCAAGCAAAAGCTTTTGAAAATATATTTACAGCTAACACTAATAATATGAGACCTGTCAGCACTTTAAATTTTGAAGTTCCAAATAATTCTATTTTAAACAATAATCAAATGACTGATAAAAATAACGATGGAATAATTAATCAATCTGATTATTATTATGATGAAGGACAACGTCGTAAAGAAAAAGGAGAAATGTTTGAAAAGTTTATAGCTCCAAACACAACTGATGAATTTTTAAATACCAGAGGCTATGAATATAAGAACCCTAACTATAAAAAACCATTAGATGCTGTAAGTGATATTAATATAGAAAAAGCAAGAATAGGTATGCCAGAAAATATAAGTAAAGATATGGGGTCTAAAAACTTACCTAATGTAAAAGATATTATTGAAAAAAAAGGTATGAGTGAAGATACTCCATTAACTAAAAAAGAAAGAACTAATAACATATTAGAAATGTTAGGTTATGACAAAGCTAAGAAAAATGCATTGTACGATGCAATGATTAAAGCAGGTCAAAGAATTTCTAGAACAGGCTTGGGTGCGGACAACTTAGTGTCAGATGTAATTCAAGATACAAGTACATCTTATGACAAACCAGAGAAACTAAGAGAAGCAGCTAACCTAATGGATGTTCAACAGCAATTAAAACTAGATCAAATTGATGCTAGTAAAACTGGTGGAGCTACTAAACAAAGCTATGATTTTTTTATTGAACAAGGTTATTCAAAAGAAGTTGCGGAAAGAAAAGCAAGAAATCTTCCAACAACAATTAGTGAATACTTTACTGCATCTAAAGCTTCTACAGACACGGGTAAATTATATGATGCAACTAGAGCCGCAACTGAAGAAGGGGTTTTTGGTAACGTAGAATACAAAGGTAAAATTGATAGCACTAAACACAAAAAATTATCTGAATTTTTAAGTTCTGAAGAACTTAAATCAAAAGGTGATGGTGTATATAATATTTTAGGTGAAGCCGTTATAATTGTTGATGGTCAAGTTAAATCAAGACAGGTTATACAACCTAAAGTAGATAAAAAAGGTTGGTTTGATTAACCTATAGGAGATATTAAATGGCCGAAGATAACAATCAAGTAGGCACGATTGAATCAGTCCTATCAGGGATTGTTTCCGGTGCCATTGCAATACCAAAAGGTTTATTCTCACTGGGTGCTACACTCATAGACCTGGGAGCAGGGACCGACAAAGCTGCGGAAGTAGAACAATGGTTTGATGACCTTACAGAATTTGATGAAAAAGCAGAAGCCACAGCGGCTGGAAAAATTACAGAACTACTAGTTAATATTGGTATTCCAGGTGGATACGGTTTTAGTTTAGGTAGTAAACTTGCAGGCAAAGCCATGCAAGCTGGTAAGACAGGTACGTTATTAAAAGCAAACAGCCCTAAATTAGCAAGTGTGTTGGATAATATGAAAGCTAGTCAGAGTGCTGCTAAACTTACAGCAGGTGCGTTGACTGGTGGTGTAGCTGAGGGTGTGTTTGTTGG